GGGAGCGGGCCAAGCTCCTCCGTATACCGGGGCTCGGAACGCCACGTGTCGCCGGGAAGCCAGTAAGGCGTCCCGCCTTCCTTGCGGCCGCGCTCGTCCATATGCTGGCGATGGTCTTCCACCGCCTCCCACGCGTCCCCGGTCCAGCGGGCAATGTGCCCCGCAGGAATGTCGGCAGGCAAAGCAACGGGCGTCGCACCGGTCGCCTCCAGCATATACTCGCCATTGGGACGCCGAGTGGCATCACGGCTGCCAGTGTACTCGCCAGTCTTCAAATCATACATATGAAGCTGAGGGATGGTCATAACAATCTCCTGTGGTTAGACATTTTATATTGGTAAAAGCGTTCCGAGCTTGGGTGCAGGGAGGGTCCGTACAGGCCGGGGCATGGCAAGAGGACACGGTGCGTGAAGTCTACGGGAGCATGAGCGGGCGTAACTCATGGATCTATGTTGAAGGTAAAGGGGCTCTCGCTACAACGGGGTTACCGATTACTTTCTTGCACAAATTTCTCCCGGTGGTGACGGCGTTTTTTCAGGATTCGACTTTCGCTTATCTCGCTCTATTCCCACCGGGCCAATCACGGCTCCGCCGCATGTATGGCAACCTGTTATCTTGTATCTTGGTGAAAAGGCATAGTTTTTCTCCTTATGTGTAGCCTTTCCGAGCTTGGACGGGGACGGGAGAGGCCGGAAGCTGGCAAGCAGATACGGGCAGAGAGCTCACCGGCGACCAGACATTTACCGCAGCAGCGGAAGGTTGGCTTGCGACGGGTTCTGGTGCTTTTGGTGCAAGCACCCTCGATTTTGCCACAATGGCAATAACGGGAGGCACATTGTCACAAACAAGCGCCTACAATTTTCGAGCCTCTCGTGTTTGGGGCAACCACAGTGGGGTGGAGTTCGCTCCGGTACATATCTGGCAACCCTGCATCATCTATCTAGGCAATTCTGCATGACTTTTAATCTCACCCTGCGCCTTTCCGAGCTTGGACGGGGAGAAGCCGGGAGGCGGGGAGCTGGGCTACAGACCAGATGCGTGCAATCACCGGGGTTGGCGCTGAGGGACTGACCGACGCGGCAGCGCACATCACAGGCGCTTTCTTTTCCAGTTACGCGGTAAAGGTTGGAGGCTTTGTAGGAGCAACTGAAACATCGGCTGTTTACGCCTGTGCCAATGCGTTTGATTCCTCCCGTGTTGTCCCGACAGGCCCTGTCACCGTTCCGCCGCACGTATGGCAACCTATTATTCTGTATCTCGGCCTCCCGGCCTAAGCTGGAATGCCGAGATAGATACACACGGGGAGGTTAACGCTCGGCGGCATGACGGTTGATGATGCGCCATAGATCGTATTCGAGAGAGATGCTCTAAAAGTGAAGGCATTATATCGTGTCCCACCAGATGATCCTACAGTCAGCGCATTCATCCCGCTATCGACTGACGTAATGGCTTGCCACGGCATTCCGGCATCAAACGTGTAGGCTGAAAACCCACCCAAAAGTTCAGGTAAGCCCGGAGCGTTGTACCTCCCAGACTCTCCCGTCCCCGTCCAAGCTCGGAAAGGCGGGCGTTAACCCCAAAACTCAAGTAGAGAGGCCAAGATACAAAATGGCAGGCAATTGGACATGTGTCGGGGCAAACTCTGTCCCGACGTGCTCGGTACCCCATACACGACCCGCGTCGATACCTACATGAAAAGGCTGGTTAACTTTTTGTCCTGGTTCAGTTGAAGCTTCAAAAGCCATTTCATTTGCCGTAAAAGCCGCGCCGCTGGTTAGTACTGTGGGAATAAAATGCGTAACCCACCCTGTTGTCCAGCTCGCAGTCAAATTTCGACCCATATCAGCAACACGGAGCCCTGCCTGCCCAACCCCCGTCCAAGCTCGGAAAAACTGTTCGCTTAGGTTAGGAACGTATAATCCCGTAGGGTTAGCGGCATTTGGTCGCCATTTGCCGAGGTTAGCTGCGATGGTGGCGGAGTTCGCGTTATACGCCAGCAACATCCCTGCGAACCCACCAGCATCATAAACTTTTTTCAATTCAGGCCAGTCTGCGAACAAAGCGAGGTCGCCGTTCGCCCAAACGTGATTTTCGGGCAGGGTCGTGGAGCGCCAGTAGCGCGGAACGCCGATCATGGAGAGCCGAAGGGCCTCGCAGTAGTCGAGAGCTTTCTTGTCGGCTGCGGAAAGAAGGCCGTTCTTTGCTTGAGTAGCAACGGCGTATGTCGTATTGGTGTCAATATCGCCTATGAGTTGAAAGTACGTACCATCATAGATGAAATCATATGTCCTGTTTGCGGCAAGGTATCCCGCAGCAATCGCGGCATTTCTGTACCGGATGGCCTTGGCTCCGGTTGCATTGACGTTGAGTGTCGGGTTGGCTGCCGTATTCGTGACCGTGAAGCGCACCGCGATGCGTGCCCCTGTTGCGAGAACAAAGCCCGTACAGTTGACCGCCTTAGCCTCTGTTTCCGCCGCTGTGGAACAGGTTCCATAGTGTATGATGTTCGCTGAACCGTTGAAGCTGACGCAGTCAATCGTCCGGGCGGTAGACAGCTTCGTCGCCGTGCCAGCGTTCCCAGTGATCGTGGTCTGCGCAGGATGCATATGATCGCCCCGTGCAAACGTGCTTTTCTCCGTACCTACAGCGGCGGTTCCGGCGGCCTTTGGCGTTGTTTGGGAGGCTTTGGCATGGCCCAACACGGTATCCGTAGCCTCCACGCTTGTATGCGAAGCAGGGGCCGCGCCGATGTCCGCAGGAGTGAGCGCGTCCGAACCTCCGGTCTGGTGCGTAGCCTTGTGCGGCTTTGGCGTCCGAGCGTCGGCAAGGCGCACGTCATTGCCCTGACACGCCGTGCCCGCCGTGTTGCCGTACTTGACGGTCAGCGTCCGGTCGGCTTCGAGCGTGCCGCCGCCCGTGAGCCCCGTCCCGGCCTTGATCTGCACGCTCTTGCGGGCCAGCGTCTCGTGCGCTCCGCCGTCCTTGTTGTGCGCGTCGAGCTTGCGGTCGACGTACTCCCGCGTCGCCAGCACCTGCGCCGGGTCGATCTCGATGGAAACCGTGGCCGCATCGAGGACGCGGATGATGAGCCGCACAAGCAGGTCCGTTGCCGCGCCGGAACTGATGTCCGGCTTCTCGGTCAGCGGCGTGTTGCCCACGGCGAACAGCGTCCCGTCATCCATCCACAGTCCCACTTCGCGGATGTACCAGCCGCCCTCGGCTTGCGGGATGAACAGCTCGGCGGTGAACAGATCCGGGGTGGCCGGATCAAGCACGATGTCATTGATCTGGGCGCGGAACCGTTCGTTCACGAGCTTCGTCATTGTGGAAAGCGGCGTCACGGGGTTGCCCCCGCCGTCGCCCACGGACATATGCGAGAGCTTGACGGTCTTGCCCTGCGTCAGCGCCTCTCTGACGGCGTTGCGTCCGGCGTTCGTCGTTACAGTGCGGAATTGTTGGCTCATATCTCCTCCGGTGCGATGGTCAAAATGTGCTGCCAGTGGGCGACGGCGCCCGTGTTCAGCGAAAGTTCCTGTTCCAAGTCCGTGATTTCCTCGGGCCAGATGGTCATGGTGTTCCCCATGCCGAGCACGGCCCCGAAGCGCGTTTCGCAGTTGCTGCCGAGCGCCACGGTGATGCCGAGGTGGTCGAGGTGCGAACGGGTGTTTTTCGTTTCGAGGATGATCTGGCGGGCGCGGTTGATGTCGTCGGCGACGATGCCCTGCTCGAACAGCGTCACCAACACTTTGAAATGGTACGGCTGGCCGCCTTCGTAGTCGTACCATTCCGTCACTGTCGTCTCGACGTTGCCGAGGGCGGCGGTCACGGCGGTTTCCACGGCCCACGGCGTCCCCTTTTTGCGGTGCACGGCGATGGACGTCTTCACCATCTCCAGCCGCTCCGCGTAGGTCCGGGCGATGTCGTAGTTGTCGACGTGGAGCTGCCACGCCAGCAGATCCAGCAGCGGCTCCTCAAGCGCCCGCAAGCCCCCGGCCTGTTCCGCAAGGCGGCGCAGGGGCGGCAGCAGGTCCGGCTCCTTGCCGTAGAGCCGCGCGTACAGCAGCAGCGACGGGATGGCCTTCACGGACGGCACAAGCAGCCCGTCCAGCGCGTCGGCCGCCGCCCGGATCGCCGGATCGCCAGCGATGGAATCCGGGAGCAGCTCAAGGAACGGCGTGGAACCGATGCGCCGGCTACTCATCTTCAACCCCGCCGAACGTCATGGACACGGACGTCTCACGCGCTATCTGCGTCTCGGTGAGCCGCTGGAAAACGGGTGTCGCCAGTTCCACGCGCTTGGCCCCGGCGTTGCGCATCCGGGCGATCAGCTCGTCCGGGTTGATGTCCCGCCCCGGCTTCGACCGCTGCCAAAGGCGGTATCCTTCCACAGCGGCGTCCACGGCCTTCGTGATCGAGGCCAGCAGCGTGGAGTCGGACGACGACAGGAACCACTTCCCGGCAAGCGCGTACTCCACCGTCTCCGGCGACCCGACGAGCACCTTGTCGGTGAGCGGGCGCACGTCCTTGGGCGTCAGCGCGTTCTCCACCTCTTCGATCATGGCTTCATCCGGCAGTTCCCCGTCCGTCATGACAAAGCGGACGTCAACGATGCCCGGCGTCGGGGAGGTGACGCTCACCGCGCTGATGTCGGCGCTCACCGCCTTGACCCGCGCTTCATACGCGCCGTTCGGCCCGGCAACGGAAAAGCTCTCCGGAGCCATGCGGATGCGGTCGCGGAACCGCTCGTCCCCCTCCTCGTCACAGCCGGAAAGCGTGGTGGCCACGTTGCTCACCAGCGTGATGTACGGCAGCGGATCGACGAGGCGGCATATCTGGCCCGGCAACAGGCCGTTGCCCGAGGCCCCCGCTTCCGTGGCCTTCGCGGACGTTTCGACAAAAAGCTCCCCCGCGGGAAGCACGGCGTCGGACAGCGTGGCGAACATGACCCCGCCGGACTGCGTGGTCACGCGCGTCCCCGCAGGGATGGGCACGGCGAAGGCCAGCGCCCCGTCGACGCCGAAACGCACGGTCGTCCGGGCGGGCTGCGGCTGGATGCGGAGCACGCCCATCGGCGCGCCGAGGTGGTCGAGATGCCCGCCCCGCGCGTAGGCAAGGAGGTTCTGCTTCCCGGCAAGGTCGATCAGGCCGTTCTGGACGGAAATGACGTAAGCCAGCGATTCCAGAAACAGGCGCACGGGATCGCCCGGCTGGAGCGTCGCCTTGGCGATGGCCTCATACGCCGTGATGATCGCCGTCTCCGTCTCCCCGGCGCTCTGCGGAGCGAAAGAGACGGACGGCAGGCCCGAAAGATCAGCGAAAGTCATTCAGGTACTCCTTGCGGATTTCGACAGTGACCACGGGCGTCAGCTTCCCGTCAGCCGCGCCGGACGTATCCGTCCTGAAGGTCACGCTCTTGACCTTGATGCGCGGGACGCAGCGCTCCAGCCCCCGCCCAATCTCCGCGACGAGCAGCGGCCTTGACTCGGGCAGCGGCAGGTCGATCAGCTCCCACGACAGGCCGAAATCCCGGTCGAGCGGTACGCTTCCCTTACGTGTGGCCAGCGCCGTGCGGATTTCCTGCGCCAGACCGCGCAGGCCCGTCGCGCCGATTTCCACGGACGCGGGCACGCCCATATCCACGGTCAGTTCCATCAATTATACTCCGTGAGGTTCAGGGCTATTTCGGCGCTCATGGTCACGCCGTTGTGGAAAATCCGGTGCTGCACCTCAACGCTTTTGAGCACGTACAGGCCGTAGTAGGTCAGGCCGAGCACGAGCGGCACCTCCTCGCCGAGCACCGCCAGCTCGCGCAGGGCGTCGATCCGCATGTCCACGGTGAGCGCCAGCGGCGTCAGCGGGAAAAGCTGGACGGTCAGGCTGAGGGTGTCCAGATTGCGGCCCGTGTGCTGCACCTTCGGAAGCCCGGACACGCATTTGTGCTCGGCAAACTGGATCTCCCGCTGCTGCTTGAGGTCGCGGAATGTGGCCACCTCAGCGTCGGTCACGGTGAAAAAGAAGGTGCCGAGGACGCCCTGGTACATCATTTGGGCGCTCCGGTGGTCCCGCCGTGCGGACAGTCGTGGACATGGGCGAGGAAGGAAATGCCGTTCACGGTCACGTCGCCCCCGGTGACGGTTATGTTGCCGCGATGCCGGATGTTCCCCTGCGTCGCGGCCTCCGTCCCCCCGCCTCCGGACCCGCCCATCGAGAGCGCGGGCGTGTTCAGGCCGATCTTCGCCGCCGAGGTCAGCTCCAGCGCGCCGCCAGCCGTTACCTTGCCGTTTCCTTGAAGCGTCACTTCAATATTTCCGGTCACGCTGGCCTCCACGTCGCCTCTGACCGAGGCCCTGAGTTTGTGCGCGGCGCGGTCGTACTCAAGCGTCGTGCCGTCGCTGAACGTCCGGTGGAACTTGTCGCCGCTCGACACGGGCGGCATCTGCGCGCCGTACATGGAGCCGAGCACGAAACCCTCTTCCAGCCCGTTGCCGAGGAACAGGCACAGCACCTGATCCCCCACGTCCGGCAGATCGAAGGCCATGTCCGCGCTGGCGCGGGGGACGAGCACGGGGAGCCATCCGGAGACGAGCTTCGCGGTCACGGTGTCGCGGAACTCCACCCGGACGCGGTGCTTCTCAGGCTGGCGGGACACGACAAAGCCCACGCGGGCAAGTTCGTTCATCTTCATATCCATCAGTAATCCAGCGCCTTTTCCAGCTCCAAGCTGGTCGTGTATCCGCCGTCAGCCGAAAACGTGTGCGTCGCCTGGGCGATCACGTACTTCGAGTCGAAGCGGCCCCATCCCTGAATGTCCAGCACGGTGCCCGCCCGGAACCGGGTATCCCCCATGCCGGACAGCGAGGCGGTCTGTTCCTTGCGGTTCTTGTCGCGCAGCTCCGCCTTCGCCATGCGCTCGGCCTGCGCCTGATTCTCGATCCGCTTGTTGATGTAGAGCACGCGCCCGGTCGTCGGCGGGATATTCGGCTCGTACTGCGTCTCTATCGTCTCGGAATCCGCCGCTTTCGTGTAGCCGACCACGCATTGCGTGTAGATGCCCTCGGTCGTCCGCTTCGCCCGGAAGGACTGGAAGTCCAGCCCCTCGCCGGGGTCGGCCTCCGACGCCCGCCTGATGGCGATGGGCTCAAGCTGATCCGCCGTCTGGCCCGCGTACACGACCACCCTGTCGCTTTTCACCGCAAGCCGGAGGCCCTGCTCCTTGGTGATGCGCTGCATGAACTCAAGGTCGCTCTCCTGCCGCTGCTCCACCCGCTCGTAGACCAGCTCAGGCCCGCGGTAGAGCGTGTCCAGCCCGGCGGCCCCGGCAATGTCCGCGATGACCGTGGTGATGGGCGTCTTCTCCCACGAGCGGGTCTTCTTCTGGAGCATGAGCGAGGATTTCACGGCGGCGGGCACGGCCTTGACGGTCACGGTGTCGCCGCCTTCCACGCTTGACTCCAGCTCCATCTCGTCCACCTCGAACGTCCCGCAGGGCAATTCCTCGACCGCGCCGATCTCCCGCCAGTTCTCCGTGAGGATGCTGGCCTCGATCACGTCCCCGGTCTGCGGGAGCCAGTCGCCTTGCCAGATGCCCTCGCGGTCCTCCAGCACGATCTGGAGGTCGTCCAGCTCCTCGTCGGCCTTGTCCGTGTAGGTCAGGCTGACGAGGTACGGCATGAGGTCGAGGGTCACGTCATGGCCCTTGATGCTGACGGTCACGGCTGCGCGGCGCATCACATGCGCTCCCACGGCGGCAGGGAGGACACCTTGGCGACAGGCGGCGCTTCCGGCGCAGCCACGCGCACGTCGCCGCCGAAAATCAGGACGTCCAGCTCATCCACGTTCTCAGGGAACAGCGTGCCGAGCCGCAGCTCGTCGCCGTAGGCGTCCTTCGCAAGCTGATCCCATGCCTGCCCCTGCCGCGTCGTCTTCTCACTGGGCATGTGCCGTCCTCGCCTTGTCCGAGCGCATCCTTTCGAGCGCGCGCCGGACGAGCTTTTCAAACTCCGGCTCCAGACGCCGGAGCTCCTTTTTGAGCGCGGGAAGATTCCCCGCGTCCGCGATGTTGAAATGCTGTACGATCTGGATGTCGCCCGAGGCCTCCGGCTGGCGCTGTGCGGGTGCCTTCCTACTGCGCTCCAGCAACAGCGGCGTTTGGGGAAGTACGGGCGGAAGGGCATCGCGGCCGAACTTCGCGCCGACCGTCCGGGACCACTGGTCCGGGGCCGCGCCCAAGGCGTTTTTCAACACGGCGAACGGCGATCCGCTCCTGTCCTGCCGCTGGACGGGGTGGAAGATGGCGCGCGGGGCGGGCTGAGGGGATGATGAAGACGCCGGGATGTTGACGACAGCCGGGGGGATGTCCGGCTCGCTCACCTTCGAGAGCGAGGCGTCGAAGAGTTTGGGCAGGTGGTCGAAGGTCTTGTTCAGGCCGCCGACGAGGTTCTGCCCGGCTTTCGAGAAGGCCACGGTTTCGGAGTCTCCGGACGACGAGGGCAGAAGCACGGACGTGCCCACGGGCTTCGATGCGTCCTTGTCCTTTTTCGAGGCAGCCGGGATGAACACCGTGCTGAACTTGCTCCCGCTGTCCAACGATACGACCGTGACGGGTCCGGCGCCCTTCCCTTTCTTGCCCTTCTTTTTCTTGCCGTCCTCGTCGCCCCAACCGCTGAAATCCGGCGCGGGCAAGGAATCGTCGACGAAGTCGCCGCCGGGGGCGTCGCCCGTGGGCATCCCGGGAAGCTGCTTCGCCGTTTCCATCGGCTTCGGACCGGCTGGCTTGTCCGGAGCTTTGTCCTGTGGCTTAGGGCCTACGAAGTCGGGAGGAGACTCTAGCGATTCCTTCCCCTTTTCGTTGCCCGTCCTGACCCATGCCGCCCCTTCTTCCGCCGTGCTGCCTTGCCAACCGCCAAAATTCATGTTCAGAGCGTCCGCCGTATTGCGCTTGAACGTCTCCGATTCGGTCCATTTTTTCGCAATGGTATCGACAGCGTTGAAAACCCAATCAACGATTCCCTTGATGAAATCCGCCGCCCACTTAAACTTTCCGCAAATCCAATCCCACGCCTTGCCGAAATACGGGCCGACGACATCCCAATTTTCGATCAGCCAGTAGGCCGCAAGCCCGATACCCGCGATGGCGATCCCGACCGGGCCGAACGCGAACTTCAACGCGCCGAGGCCCTTTCCCAACAGCTTTGTTGATTTCTCCCAAGCCCTCGTTGCACGATCCCCCCACACCATACCGATGGCGGTGCCCTTTTGAATACCGATGAGACTCAACATGCCGGAGCCAAGGCTCTTGACCGTGCTGACGGAACCTTTCCCCACATCCGCCCACGACAGATGCGCCGCCCGGTTCAGGAGCGCCGCTATGGTGCCGCCCCTTGTCGCCGCTGTGTTGGCGATGGTCGCCCCGCGAAGCGCCAGCATCCCGCCCTTCACGGCGTTGATCGTCGTCGCAAGGCCATTGTAGGCGTAGCCGAAAACGATACCGCCAACGGTCAGGGCCGCCAGCGCGCCCACGCCGCCGAGCAGCGCCGTGGTGACGTTCGGATATTCCTTGGCGAACCCCGTAATCACGCCGACGCCCTTGCTCATGGTCTTGAGGAAGGCGTTGTAGGCTGGCAAGGCCGCGTTGCCGACCGTGATGCCGAGGTTGCGCGTCTGCTGCGCGAGCTTGGCCTCCTCGGTGGCCGTGGTCTCCATCCGGTTCAGGTATTCCTCAAGAACGGAATCATCGACGTTGCCGTTGGCGATTTTAAAGGCTTGCTTGAGCAGGTCGAGGTTATCGAGCAACGGGGCGATGGCGGCGATTGACTCATCACCAAACAACTTCATGGAAACGGCGTTCTGCATCTCTTTGGGGACACGCTTCAACTGCGTAAGCAGCGTCATGATCGCGCCCTTGGCATCCGTTTGCATTTGTTTTTGCAGAGCATTGGGATCAAGGCCAAGGTGCTTGAATATCTCCTTTTGATCCTTGGTCATCGCGTT